AAACGAAGGCGGGGGCGTATTACGACATCGAGCACGTCAACCTGATGGATGAGCGCACAGAGTGGGACATTCTCTGCTTTCTCGCTCAGCAAGAGGGATTTCAGGTTTATGTCAAGGATCGAACTCTGTATTTTGGCCCTCCGCCGTCTGAGGTAAAGCAAGATACGTCTGCGCTTGAGGCGGATCTAGCGAAAAGGACAGCCGAGATCGACAGCGCAAAACAGCAACTTGCCACTCTCGACAAACAGTCTCAAGCGCTTGTCGCAAGCGGCGACAAGGCCGGGGCTGCGGCAGTAGATGAGCAATACACGCAGCTAGCTTCTCGCGTTTCGTTCGTGATGGTTCCGTACCAAATCGAGGCCAGAAAGAAACTGGAGGCGGCGCAAGCGGCAGGAACCTATCAAATCAAATGGGTTCCGGTCAGCCCGCACACATCGCAGTGGCGAGCTTTCTCGGCAAACGTCGAGAGCATGCGCTTTCAGCGCACCCTGACGGTATCGCGTGGCGTGACGGTAGTCGTTCGGTCGTGGAGCGACAAACAGCAGTACGGGTTCAACGCTGTATATCCGCAAAGCAAAGTTGGCAGCATCAAGCCTGGCGCATCGAGCATAGCTACAGGTGGGCAGGTGTTCACCTTCTTCTATCCAAATATCGACAAGCAGCGCGCGCTTCAGATCGCCAAACAAAAGTATGACCTGATCGTAAAGCATGAGATGAAATTCGAATGCAGGCTGCCAGGCGATACCGCGCTAGATACACAGTCTGTCATCTCTGTAAGTGGCACGCAGACCGCGTGGGATCAGAAGTATTACCCCGCATCGATTGTGCGCCGCATGTCGTTCGAAGGCGGTTTCGAGATGACCGTCCACGGCAAGAACCACGCCGCAACCTCTGAAGCAGCCTCTCTCTGATGAACTATCACGAACTTGCAAACGCGATGCGAGGGCACGCGGACGCGGCGGCTGGCCGTGTGCCTAAGCCGCGCATGGCGACAGTGAGCAGCTACAACCCGTCGACGCATTCGGTGAAGGTAACGTTTCAGGGCGTGGGCGACTCGGACGTGATCGAAACGGGCTGGCTGCCGCTCGGCGCTGTGGGCGTCGGTAACGGATTCGGCGTGATGACCGCACCGAACATAGGCGACATGGTGATGATCGCGTTCACGGACGGGTCGAACGCTGCGCCGAAGGTGGTAGGGCGGTTTTTCTCGAACGTGAATGTGCCGCCTGCGGTGCCGGCCGGTGAAACGTGGATCGTCCACAAGTCGGGCTCATTCATGAAGTTTCACGCTGACGGCTCAATCGAAGTCAATGCTGCAGCCGGCGCGACCTACACGGCGCAATCACACACCTTCACCGGGCCGGTGACGATGAATAACACGGTTCTCGTCAAGCAGACGCTCACAGGGCAGGGCGGCATGGCCGTGTCTGGAGACAACGGCAGCGGCAACACGTCGACCATCACCGGCAACCTGAACACGACCGGCACGATCACAAACAACGGCAAGAACATCGGCAGCACGCACGCACACAGCGGCGTTCAATCCGGTTCTAGCAACACTGGAGCGCCGGTATGAGCGATTTAGGGCATTTCTGGGGAAACGATCTTTCCATCGCTGCAAACGGTGATCTCGCCGTCTCAACCGACGACACGCTCGCACAGCAGGAACTGCTTCGCGCGCTGATGACCAATCCGCGATGGACGGACTCAGCCGGCAACCCGCTCGCATCGCCTGACTACACCTGGCATGCGGATTTTGGCGCCGGCATCCCGTATCGCATCGGCAAGACGCTCAACGTCTCCGAGCTGCGCGGCGCGATCCAGAAGACGATCAAGACGATTGCCGGCATCGCCGCTTCTCCCGCTCCGGTTGTGACGGTGACGCCGTTCAACAACGGCGCCGCGGTGACGATCCAGTACGCCGACGCTGTGACCGGCCAGGTCGCAACACTCTCATTCGACATCACTCAATAAATGGCACAAGTACAGACGCAATCGCTGACGCAGATGCTTCAAAACTTCGCGTCTACGGTTCAGGGTTCGGTCACGTCCGCGATCCTGAACTTCAACATCGGCACGGTCCTGCGCGCGCTTGGTGAGGCGGTGTCGGGTATCGCGCTTTGGCTGCAGGGTCAAATCCTGATCCTGCTCGCAAAGACGCGCGCATCTACGTCGACCGACGCCGATCTCGATTCGTGGCTCGCTGACTTCGGCTTCTCTCGCCTCGCTGCGGTGGCCGCAACCGGTACGGTGACGTTCTCTCGATTCACGCCCACGGCTCAGGCCGTCGTGCCAGTCGGGACGGTGGTGCAGACGACGGACGGATCGCAGCAGTTCACGGTGAATCTCGACACGTCGAATCCCGCATACAGCGCGACGCTAGGCGGCTACGTGCTGGCGGCGGCAACGGCAAGCGTAAGCGTTACGGTGACGGCTGTAACGGCCGGCACTGGCGGCAACGTGCTTGCCGGAACGATAAGCCAGCTTTCGCAATCGGTGCCCGGCGTCGACACGGTGACGAATGCGGCTGCTTTCACGAACGGCGCAGACGCAGAAAGTGACGCGAACGCGCTGGCCCGGTTTCAAACGTGGCTGCAAAGTTTATCGAAGGCGACTAAGGCCGCGATCGGCAATGCAATCACGTCGATTCAGCAAGGGCTGACGTACACGATCACCGAAAACGCGAACTACGCCGGCGCGTATCAGCCCGGTAATTTCGTTGTGGTCTTCGACGATGGATCTGGCGCGCCATCTGATGCGCTGCTCAACACGGTATCCAACGCGATCGATACGGTTCGTGGTTTCACGATCACCTTTGACGTTCACAAGCCGGTCGTCGTGAATGCGACTGTGGTCATGACGATCACAACCGCATCCGGCTACACGCACAGCGTCATTGTTGCAACCGTCACGGCCGCGCTGCAGTCGTATATCAACGCACTGCCGCTTGGCACCTCGCTTGCGTATTCGAGGCTTGCTCAGGTGGCGTATGACGCGTCGCCTGCTGTCACGAACGTGACGGGCGTCACGCTCAACGGCGGCACGTCTGATCTGGCGGCGACGTCAAAACAAGTCGTGAAGTGGACTTCAGTGGTGGTGAACTAATGGCGACGGGTGACAAGACGGATATGCTCGGGCGCTTGCAAGCGCTCCTACCGCGCGGCTGGTTCGGCGACTCACCAACGATACTGACGGCGCTTCTTGGCGGCTTCGCGGCGATCTTCGCGAACGTCTATTCGGTGCTGGCGTATGCCAAGCAGCAGCTTCGTATCGCTACCGCCAGCGACGGATTTTTGGACGTCATCAGTGCAGACTTCTTCGGCGCGACGTTGCCGCGAAAGACGAACGAGTCAGACGCCGCGTTTCGCAACCGGATCATCATCAACCTGTTTCGTGAGCGCGCAACCCGCAAGGCGGTCACGCAGGTTCTCACGACGCTGACTGGTCGAGCGCCGCTCATCGTCGAGCCTAGCCGTCCGGCGGATACGGGCGGATATGGCGTCGCATGCGGCTATGGCGTCGCTGGCGCATATGGCTCGCTCGTGCATCCGTATCAAGCCTTCATCACCGCATACCGGCCGCTAGGCACCGGCATACCGTATGTCGCCGGCTACGGCAGTTCGCCATCAGGCTACAGCATCGCATCGCGCGGCGAATATGCGAGCCTGAGCATGGTTCAGCAGGCCGTCACTGATGCGGATTTGTACGCTGCCGTCGCCTCTGTGATTCCGGCAGGCGTGATCGCATGGATGAGGATCTCATCGTAGAAACGCATCCGATAAAGGACGTTTTCTTGTAGAATGGCGGAAACCCCGCCGTGCTGGATACACGAACGGGGCTTCCTTACACAGTCAACCTATCGCAGAGGTCGAACATGGCTGTCACAGATTCTACCCCAATCGGAGCCCGATTCGGGCGCCTCACCGTTTCAGGCGCGCCCTTCAAGAAGGAGGGTAAGCAGCATCACTATCATGTGTTATGCAAGTGCGACTGCGGCAGCGAGAAAATCGTTCAGTGCTACAACATCGTAAAGGGCTACACGTCGTCGTGTGGGTGCGAACATCGGGACATGCTTCTCAAGCGTAATACTACGCACGGAAAATACGGGACCGGCGCTCATCTCTCGTGGCGATCCATGTTGGCTCGCTGCCTAAATCAGAATGAGCCCGGCTACGACAACTACGGCGGTCGCGGAATCAAGGTTTGCAATCGCTGGCTGGAGTTCGCGAACTTCTTTGCGGATATGGGTGAACGTCCAAGTCGGATGTCG